ATCACTACGGTAGGTACAATAGATACAGGAGTTTGGGAAGGTACAACTATAAAGACTGCCTATATTGGTGATGATCAGGTAACCGAAGATAAATTGGCTAATACATTATTAGCAGAGATAGATGCCAATACTGCAAAGGTTACAAATTCAGACCAATCCAAGTCCGATATAAATGCTTTAGACATTACAGAAGTTGGAACTATTAGTTCTGGTGTTTGGCAAGGTACAACTATAAAGACTGCATACATTGCTGATGCTAATATAACAATGGCTAAGCTAGATGATGTAGCTACAAATACAATCATAGGTAGAACTGCAGATAATGCAGGTGTACCAAAGGCTATGTCTGCTACCGAAGTCCGTGCAATACTTGGAGTAGAAAATAATTCCACTGCAGACCAAAGTAAGAGTGATATTGATGGATTAGGTATTACTACAGTTGGTACAATTGATACTGGTGTTTGGGAAGGAACAACAATTAAAACGGCTTATATTGGTGACGATCAAATAACAGAAGACAAATTAGCAAATACATTATTAGCAGAAATAGACGCTAACACAGCTAAAACATCAAATGCAACACATACAGGTGATGTAACAGGAGCTACAACTCTTACTATTGGTAATGATAAAGTTATCACAGCCAAAATATTAGATGATAATGTTACTGCAGCTAAATTAGCTAACTCAATCAACACGGATATCGCTACCGGTGTAGCAGCGTTACCAAAAGCAGGTGGTACGATGAGTGGTGCAATAGCTATGGGTAATCAAAACATTACTGGTGGAGGAACAATAACAGGTACTACATTAACAGGTACTAGTTTAGATATAAACGGTAACGCAGATATTTCTGGAAATTTAACTGGAGTTGATAGTGTAACAGCTAGCGCAACTGTACAGGCTGAGCACTTGTATTCGACAGATGATTTAGTTGTTGATGACGATGCTAGTGTTGGCGGTAATTTAACAGTTAGTGATTTTATACAAGGAGCATCACCATCACTAAGATTAAGAAATATGACTGCTTTACCAGGTGGGTATATAGAACCAGATACTTTTAACTTTAGGTTTGATGAAAGTGCAACGGCTTATGCTGGTGAAGCCGCAGGTATTGGAGGTACTCTTAGTCAAACTACAGGTACTGCTATTAGCGCAGATAATTTAAAAAGACTTTTTACTTACACAGCCAATTATATAAACTTAAACACATATAAAGACGGGAGTAACAATGTCGTTATAGAGTTAACAGATATAGCTGTTAGTAATTCAGCAAATACAAGTTGGAAACCTTACGTGTTTTTTCATTCAGCAGCAAGTTCTGTAGCTACAATGAAGATTGAGTTAAAGGATGGTGACGGGAATTGGGAAGTAGTAGCTAATGATATTGATTGCGTGGACTTCTATATATATGATGGATTCTACACATTAAGTCCGGGAGTTCTGAAAGGAGCTAGATATACATTCACAAACATAAGTGGAAACAGTTATTTGAGGATGATAGGTGTTATTGGTAAAACTCACGCTAGTTACCAGTGGAACTTGTTGAAAAGTGGGGGTGATATGTTTGGTGATGTTAATTGGGCAGATGGTTATAAAGCTCAATTTGGTAATAGCGATGACCTTCAGATATACCACGACGGTAGTAATAGTTATATAAAAGACGCTGGAACCGGTAACCTTTCTGTTCTTACAAATTCGTTTAGATTATTAAACGCGGCTGCTAATGAAAACATGATACAAGCCACGGAAAATGGCGCAGTTATTCTATACCATAACAATGCGGCTAAAGTTACAACGGTAGCTGGTGGCGTAGAAATAACAGGCGAACTACAAGCTGATAGTTTAGATATAGACGGTAACGCTGATATATCAGGAAATATAACAACAGCAACATGGGCAGGAGCTATAATCCCTGAAGCTAAACTTGAAAATCAATCGGGTACAAACACTGGAGATCAAACCACAATAACCGGAAACGCAGGCACAGTAACGAATGGTGTTTATACAACTGGTGATCAAACAATTGGTGGTAATAAAACATTCTCCAATAATTTAACTGTTAATGGAACTACAATATTAGATAGCTTACAATTAGAGGCCACTGGAGATTACATTACATTCTACGGGGGTAATAGTACTCAACATTCTATCACCTCTAGACAATTAGCGGGAGGAACTGGTGATGACTTAAGGTTTAACACATACGGGTCTTATATAATTAATTTAGATTCAAACAACAACCAGAGTAGCGCTGCTAATTCTAGCTTCTACATAACAAAACACGGTGGTGATAATGGAGATGCGTCAGGTAATGTTTTATTTGATATAGATGGAGAAAATGGTGATGCAACTTTCACTGGTGATATAGCGGTAAGTGGTACTGTTGATGGAATAGATATAGCAACTGACGTTGCAGCAAATACAGCTAAAACAGGAATTACCTCTGGTCAGGCTTCAGCTATCACGGCAAACACAGCTAAGACTGGACTTACAGTAGCAAGCTTAAAAACATCTTTAGCTGGTGGATTCGGAAGTAATGCCGTAACTATTGGAGACAGTAGTGATATAGTTACTATTGGTAATAAGTTATCTGTTACTACAACTTTAACTTCTCCAAAATCAACAATAGGTTGGAGAGATTTAGCGTGGCAAGCAAATCTAGATGGTCAAGGTGTAAGTTATGCACAAGGAGATGTGATATACGACATAGCAAATGAAGACGTACCAACTACAGCAGGAGAAATTTATACTTTAATTGATGGAGTTCCAACTAAAGCAGATGCTGATGCTGCATCCACATCAACGGGTATAATGGTGGTAGCTCTATCAAATTCATCAGCTGGAGGTATGCTACTAAGAGGTACAGTTTTCTTGAGAACGAACCCAGCTGCAGCATCTGGAGCTCCATTATATTTAAGTACTACTGTTGGAAGAGCACAATCAACCGCTCCAACAGGAACTGGGGATTTTGTAAGAATTTTAGGATATCAATTAACGAATGGTCAAGGTACTGAAAATGTTGTGTACTTTAATCCTGATAATACTTGGGTTGAGTTAACATAGTATGGGAACAGTAAGTAAATTAACCGGGGTACTAGCTACATCCATCAGTAAAGTATCTGGTGTTGTCATAACTAGCTTCGCTAAAATCGCAGGTCAATTGGTATCGCTATTCACAAATACAAACGCAGTAGCTAAATCTATAACAGTTACAGATGCTCAATCCATTAGATTACATGATACTAATGCAATGGGTGTTGAATGGGACCAATCCGACGACTTTAGTATATCTTTTTGGGTTAAGCCGGGGTGGAACAGTACACACTCTAGTTCTACTTATTTATTTTTCATGAATGATATTGGAGGAGGGGTACATGACAATACAATTAGGATGTGGTATAAAAGGAGTAATAATAGACTTAATGTAGATTGGCGATCATCCTCAACAGCTAAGACGAGTCAATTTTGGTTATTTCACTCACAAGCTGCAGCCTATGTAGATTCGTATAATGCTGCCGGGCTAGGTGCATCTTACTGGAGTTCAGCAAACAGAGGTAACGTTGGTGATGATGACTACACTATGATAACAATAACTAAAGGAACAGGTACTTCATCAGCATTTACAAATTTAGATTTATATTGGAATGGTACTACTTGTGGAAATGGGTTTTATTCAAGTGGTAATAATACTGGAACCCCTAGTATGGGTAATAATGATAGACAGATAGCTCTAGGTAGTAGTACTTACGGTACTTACAATTTATCTGGTAACGCTGCAGAAACAAAATTCGATGGATTAACCATGTGGGACAAACGATTGACTGCAGCGGATGTTGCTGAACTATACAACTCAGGAACTCCTATAGACGCTACAACACACTCAGCTTCTTCAGACTTAAAAGGTTATTGGGAATTTGAAGCAAACGGAAACGCTACGGTTGGTGGAGAAGCATTTGTAATTAGTGGTAATTCAAATATAGAGGTCAGGTAATGAATTACTACATAGTAACTAAAGAAGTATTCGAAAATATGATTCAAGGAGATATTACATTTGCCCACCACTTAAGTGATACATGTATAGTAACTTCTACAGAAGATGTATCTGACACACTACATGAGTTTGCAAACATCACTGAATTAGCTAATCACACGGGGTTAGATGAATGGGAGATTGATGAGACTGAGTATCTATCAGGTTTATAATATTATATAAAACAACCTTAATAAAAGAAGTACCTACTTATTACTATGAATACACAAGAAACATTTGGAAGCTGGATAGCATCTACAATTCTTACTGAACAGACTGATATTAAAACAGTTATTGCAATTTATCCAGGTAGATTTCAACCAATGGGAGCTCATCATGCTCAAGCATTCAAATCTATACCATTTAAAGACAAATTTATAGCTACATCTAATAAAGTATCTCTACCTAAATCACCATTTAACTTCGCAGAAAAGAAAAAAATAATAACTGCTTATGGATTAGGTAGTAATTTAAAGCAAGTGAAAAATCCATATAAAGCAGATGAGATATTAAAACGGTATGACCCTGCAACAACAGCTGCAGTATTTGTAGTAGGCAAGAAGGATGCTCAAAGACTTGGCGGTAAATTTTTTAAACCATGGAAAGGTAAAGCGGAGGTAGGTTACAGAGACGGTGCATACACATATATAGCACCTCATGTTTCAATGAACGTACCAGGTCACGGTGAGATGTCAGGTACCACACTACGAACAGTGTTAGGCGATAAGAATTTAGAGGATTCTAAAAAACGAAAAGTGTTCACAAGTATATTTGGTAAATCTAATCTTAAAAATTATGATTGGGTAGTTAAGAAATTAACAGGATTAAACGAACATATTATCGAGCAATTTATAATAGAAAGCGATCTTACTAACATACTAGCTGAAGTATCTAGAACAGGTACTTCAAAAGGAATGGAAGTGGATGATGGTCCATCGCATGGATTTGGTAGTTTACGATCATATAAGAAAGTACAAAAGAAGGTAGCTGAAAAGATGGGTTGGATGGTGGTAAATCACTTATTAGATTTAGGGGATGGTGAAGCTGTTCTAGCTAGTGATGGTGTTCCAACTCCATCTGATCATAGACGATCAGTAAAATATCCAAACGGACCAATTACAGCTGTGTCATTCTTTCCAGCTGGAGATCAAGGTGTAAAAACTCCTAGTAATCAAATAGATATGGCCAAAGGTACAGCATATAACAAATGGAAAAGGCATATTAAGAAGATTGCTACTGCAGTTGGTATGGAGTTAGTTAACTGGATAGATGCAGATTTAGCTAAAGAAAAGAAAAATATTGAAGGTGATAAGATAAAGGAACCTAACAAACCTGATAAAGCGATAACGAAGATGGTTAAAACAATTGCTAAAATCAATAAACCTGATCGTCAAGCCAAGAAAGCAATTAAGAAGATAAAGGATCTTAGTATAACAGAAGCAGTAAAAGAGTTAATAAACGAAGGAGGAGCATATGGACATATGTCTCACCCGTTTGACGATAAAGGTTTAACTTTTGGTGATTTTAAAGAAATTATTAGTAATGCATTACAAGGTCACTTAGATTTAGAAACATCAGCTACTGAAAAGACAGATGGTCAAAATCTATTCATTACTTGGAATAAAAAGATATTAGCAGCCCGTAATACTGGAGATGTTAAGCGTGGTGGTATGGATATTAAGGGTGTAAAATTAAAATTTGCGAATCGTGGTAATATAGAAAAAGCATTTAATTATGCTATGAGGGATTTAGCTAAAGCTATTGGTGGTTTGAGTGATGGTCAAAAGAAAAAGATATTTGATGACGGAAATAATTGGGTAAATATGGAAATTATGTACCCAGCATCAGCAAACGTAATTACCTATGATGCACCATATTTACAATTCCATAATGTATTGCAATATAAAAATGGTTCCGCAGTAGGATCAGTAACAGATGGTGCTAGAGTACTTGCTGGAATGATTGCACAAACAAATCAAAATATGCAAAAAAGCTTTAGTATAATAGGACCTAAAGTATTAAAAGTTAACCCACATCAAGATTTCGGAGCTAAGCGTCCATACTTTACTGGTAAATTATCTAAATTAATGTCTAAATTCAGTATGAAGGATTCTAACACATTTGGTGAATACCATCAAGCTTGGTGGGAAGCTTTTGTAGCTAAACAATTCCCAGGTGTTGATAATACTACATCAGTCGGTTTAATTAAACGTTGGGCATTCTTTGATAAATCATTTAGATTAGATAAGAAAACATTACCTGATGAATCAATGCTTGCTGCAGCAAAGAAGTTTGATAAACAAAATCATGCAGATCAAGTTAAGAAGAATATGTTCCCGTTTGAAACTCTATTCTTTGAATTAGGAGCTGAAGTTCTTAAAAATGTTGAAGGGTTTTTAGCAGCTAATCCTGATAAAGCAGTGCAAAATGTACGAAAACAGGTTGCAAAAGCTATTAGTGATGTTAGGAAAGGTGGAGATCTAAAAAAATTAAATAGACTGCATGCACAATTAGCTAAAGTGCAAGCAATAGGTGGATTTAAGACTATAATTCCTAGTGAAGGATTAGTATTTATATACAAAGGAAACACGTATAAATTAACAGGAGCTTTTGCACCAGTCAATCAAATTACAGGAATGATGGCATTCTAATAGGTTTTGCTAATTTATGCCATACTTATAATATATGAATTTAGATATACAAATAGGGGATACAATATTAACTGGTAAGTTTAAAAACAAGCGAGTTGTTGTAAAAGAGTTTGGAGTTGATGAAAAAGGTCAACCCACAATTAATGGTAGACCTATACTGAGCTTTAGAATTGCAAAATTAATGCCACCTAAAGAAGATAAGAAAGCAAAAGAAAAGCAGAAGAATGTCAACATCTTTGATGGTGTTGTAAAGAAACATATTAATACAGCTGTACAGAAACAAATAAATAAGAGGTAAGTTATGTCAAAGTTAAATAATATAAAAGCAGTCAATCAGATGATTAGGGGAGAGCACAGAACTCAAACTCGTACATCAAAAGGATTTGAAAAGCAATCTATTGAACGACAAATAGGTGATTCATGGGTTGATGATAATGGTCAGAAGTGGATTCAAAAAAGTGGATATAAAGTAAAAGAAGGTAAATTTACAGATATCCGTAAAGTTATAGATAACTCTGTATGCCCTGCATGTAGCAAAGCAGCAACGCGTTTTGATAAGCAGTTTATCACTAGTGAAGGTAAATGCCATGATTGTGTGGTAAAAGCAGAAACACTTATGCATTGTGAAGGATACGTAAAGAATGAACCTATTTATGAAAACTGGGAACGGGAGAAAATTAAAAAGAATGTAGACTCTTTCCTTAAAGATGCAGCAAAAGATGTAGAAATGTTAAAGCAGCAATTTACAAAAGCTGAATATGTAAACAGTAATGGTACAGTAGATAAATGGATACTACCAGAATCAGTTGATTCAATAGAGCAAGGCCTCGATAAACAGTTTGATAAGTTTAAAGATAGCCTTTTAAAAAAATTAGAAAAAGGAGATAGTGATGTCAGTTTGGGACGATAAAAAATGGCGTAGAATGCAATTTGATTTGCAAGAAGCTGAGCAATTTCAACAACAACAGCAAGGAGATGAGCAGTTAACACAAATGGTAACATCTATGACTGATTACGTAGGTAACATGCAAACTACACTCGGTACATTACCAAATTATCTTCCGATATTAATGAAACCGAATGATCCTGCAAAATCACCAGAACAAAATAACATTGATAGAGATACAATTATCGCAGCAATGAAGTCGCTAGATGATAATCAAAAGCTATTAACTCAAACATATGCATACTTTAACAAGTACATTAAGCAGAAGTATAAATTTAATCCAGGTTCAATGGAAAGTAAACCTGGAGAACGTATCGATAAAGGAGAGTAGCAGTGAGCAATTTTAAAAAACTAGTATTATTTATAATCGGAGCTATTGGTGTACTACTAGCCTCTAAAGGGGTAGCTAAGCGAAAGGTAAGTCCTAAGATAGCAAAGAATGATGCAGAGGTTAAGCGATTAGGATCACAAATTAAGGAAGTAAAAGCTGAGAAAGAAGTACTAAATACTGAATTAGTTAACTTAACTAAAACATCTGACGGTAGAAGTAAGCAGGTTAAAGACGCAAAGAAGAACGTTAAGAAGCATAATAAATCAATTGCAGAATTAGAAGCAGCTTTAGTAGAAGCAGAAAAAAATCTATAAGAAATAAACAAAAAGGTTACATATGAAAAAAATACTTATAATAATATCATTATTATTTACGTTTTCAAGCTATTCTCAAACAGAAGATTATAAGCAGGTTTACGAAATTACAAAACAACTTAATACTCAGTACAAGTTAAAAATTACATCTCTTGATTCTGTTGTGTATCAGCAAGATCTGTATGTACAAGATCTGCAAAGTATTATACTTGTAAAAACCAAATTATCAGCACAAGATTCATTACATATAAGTCTACTAACCCAGCAAACAGACTTTCTCAATAAAAATATAAATTTATATAAGAAAGAATTAGACCGACGAGACAAATTCTGGAATAGACCAATATTTGGTGTTATACTCGGAGTTGCTGGAACAGTTGGACTTGTACACGTAATTGACTACTCTCTCCCTAGATAACTTGCTTATATAATATATTTTTCGTATATTTATATATATAAGCAGATAACACTATATGGCTAAATCATTAAAAGATGTAATAAAATTAGAATTTTCAAGATGTGCGCAAGATCCAGTGCATTTCATGAGAAAGTACTGTTATATTCAGCACCCTCATAAAGGTAAAATTAAATTTAATTTATATCCATTTCAAGAAACTGCATTAACAAGTTTACGAGATAACGATTACAATGTAATCCTAAAGTCCCGTCAGTTAGGTATATCAACACTATCAGCTGGATACTCTTTATGGTTAATGTTATTTCATAACGATAAAAATATTCTTGTAATTGCAACAAAACAAGAGGTAGCAAAAAATCTTGTGACTAAAGTTAGAGTTATGCACGACGGATTACCAATGTGGTTAAAAGGTAACTGTGTTGAAGATAATAAACTATCATTACGATTTTCAAACGGATCTCAAGTTAAAGCAATATCCAGTTCAGGAGATGCAGGGAGATCAGAAGCACTATCATTATTAATAATTGATGAAGCTGCCTTTGTAGATCAAATTGATGATATCTGGGCATCTTCTCAACAAACACTAGCAACAGGTGGAGGAGCAATAATACTTTCAACACCAAATGGTACAGGAAACTTCTTTCATAAGACATGGGTAGGAGCTGAAGCTGGTACTAACGGATTTAATCCAATAAAACTACACTGGACAATGCATCCAGATCGCGAACAAGATTGGCGAGATAAGCAAGATCAATTATTAGGTGAAAAAATGGCAGCACAGGAATGTGATTGTGATTTTATAACTTCCGGTTATACAGTTGTAGATGGAACAACACTTCAATGGTACTTAGAGCAACAGGTACAGGATCCAATAGAGAAGCGAGGGTTTGATAACAATTACTGGATTTGGGAATACCCTGATTACAGTAAGGATTATATGATATCAGCTGATGTCGCTCGAGGTGACTCTACAGATTACTCTACATTTCACGTAATAGATATTGAGACATTAACTCAAGTAGCAGAGTACAAAGGTCAATTACCTACAAAAGATTTTGGTAATATGTTAGTAAATGCTGCAACTGAATGGAATAATGCATTATTAGTAATTGAAAATGCAAATGTTGGATGGGCAGCAATACAACCTGCAATTGATAGAGATTATCCAAACTTATTTTACTCAACTGCAGATTTAACCACAATTGATACTGGTATTCAGCTAAAAAAACGATATGATCTTAAATCAAAGGAGAAGATGGTTCCTGGATTTACGACTACTTCGAAGACGAGACCACTAATTATATCAAAGCTTGATACCTATTTTCGAGAGAAAGCATGTACAGTTCGATCAAAGAGATTAATTGATGAATTATTTGTTTTTATCTGGAAGGGAAGTAAAGCACAAGCACAGGGTGGTTATAATGACGACCTTGTAATGGCATTTAGTATTGGTATGTGGGTAAGAGATACAGCACTTATGTTACGCCAAAAAGGTATGGATTTAACAAGAAGTACATTAGATAATATTAAAGTAAACCGCGGACCAGGTGTCTATACAAGTAATGCACCGCAAAATAATCCGTGGGTTCAAAAAGGACCAAATGGGGATCAAGATCTCACATGGTTAGTAAAATAAAGGTTATTAAAAGGGTATAAATTATGGCAGATAAAACATTATTTTCTAGGTTGGGTAAACTATTTTCTAGTAACGTTATAGTTAGGAATATAGGTGGTAAAAAATTAAAAGTTCGGGATACATCTAGATTGCAGTCAGTCGGTAATAAGGTTACTATGGGAGTCGATCGTTTTTCAAAAGTACGTAAAACGAATTCTAATCTAGGCTACGGTACACCATCTATGCAAAACTTCGCATTTCAAAAAAACGAATTATATGCAGATTATGAAACTATGGATCAAGATGCTATTATATCTTCAGCACTTGATATATACGCAGATGAATCAACAATGAAAAATGAATTTGATCAAGTATTAACTATATCTTGTCAAAATGAAAACGTCCAAAAAATACTTCATAATTTATTTTATGACGTATGTAATATTGAATTTAATTTATGGCCATGGTTACGTAATATGTGTAAATATGGTGATTCTTTCTTAAAGTTAGACATTACAGAAGGGTATGGTGTAGTAAATGTAGTACCCCTCTCATCATATGAAATGACACGAGAAGAAGGATTAGATGTAGAGGATCCTTATAAGGTAATATTTAAACAAGACGGTGGTACAGGTAATATTGAATACCAGAACTTTGAAATAGCTCACTTTAGGTTATTATCAGATGCAAACTTCCTACCTTACGGTAAATCTATGGTAGAGCCAGCAAGAAAAACTTGGAAGCAATTAACTATGATGGAAGATGCGATGATGATTCATAGAATTATGAGAGCTCCTGAGAAGCGAATATTTAAAATTGATGTTGGTAATATACCACCAAATGAAGTTGATGCATATATGCAAGCTATTATCGATAAGATGAAGAAGGTACCTTATGTAGATCAAAACACTGGTGAATATAATCTTAAATTTAATATGCAAAATATGATGGAAGATTTCTACCTACCAACAAGGGGTGGTGAATCAGGTACTGGTATTGAATCAGTAGCTGGATTAGACTTTAATGCAATTGATGATATTGAGTACTTACGAAATAAGATGATGTCTGCATTACGTGTTCCAAAAGCATTTTTAGGATATGATGAGAATGTTGAAGGAAAAGCAACATTAGCAGCTGAAGATATTAGATTTGCAAGAACAATCGAGCGATTACAGCGAATAGCAGTATCAGAATTAACTAAGATAGCTATTGTACATTTATACTCACAAGGATTTAAAGATGCAGATTTAGTTGACTTTGAATTATCATTAACAACTCCATCAACAGTATATGAGCAAGAAAAAATTGCAATATGGCAAGAGAAGATAAGACTTGCAACAGATATACAAGGCTCCAAACTACTATCAGACGAATGGATATACGAAAATATTTTCAATCTTGGTGATACAGCTTGGGAACGCGAACGAGAGAACGTTGTTTCTGACTTGAAGTTGAAATTCCGTCAACAACAAATTGAGAGTGAAGGAAACGATCCAGCTAAAACATTAAGGTCATTTGGTACACCACATGACTTAGCTTCATTAGGTCAAGGTCCAGGTGAAGAAACAAGTGATGAACCAGTTGGTCGACCAAATCAAGGGATGAAGTATAAATCAACAAGACATCCAGGTGGTCAAGATCCTATAGGTGATAAAGATATGCATAAAACATTTGATAGAGATAAAACTCCTTTAAAACATAATTTTAGAGGTAACAGCCCGTTAGCTAGAGAAAACAAACACGAAAAATATAAAAATGTAATTAACTCTTTGAAGTCTTCTCACAAAACATCACAAGTTTTAAAAGAAACACTTCAAGCTGAAAAGACGGAATATAACGATACTGGTAGTTTACTTGACGAGGGTAATATTATCGACGGTAATATATAATCTTTTTGCAAAACATCATATTTATATATGATGAAAACTATGAATATTGGTGAAAAACTATGAGCTCAGTAAAACATTCGAAAATTAAAAATACAGGTATCTTATTTGAGTTACTTGTAAGACAGATAGCTTCTGATACATTAGCTAGCGATAATTCTGAAGCAGTTAGAATTATTAAAGAGTATTTTTCTCACAAAACACAGTTAGGAAAAGAATTATTACTGTATCAAACTATTCTTAACGAGAAATTTGATAGCGAACCTAAAGCTAATAGGTTTATCGATGCTGTTATCTCATCTAGACAAAAATTAAACAAAGGTAAATTACGTCGTGAAAAGTATAACCTTATCAAAGAGATTAAACAGCATTATGATTTACAGAAACTTACCAAAGCTAGAGTTGATAATTACAAAACATTAGCATCAACTTACTCGATATTTGAAAATACATCATTAGCTCCAGCTGACGGAGTTAAATTAAGATATAATTTAGTAGAAGCAGTAACAGGTAAGCGAGCAAATAAATCTATTAAAAAACAGATAGTATCTGAATACCAGCAACAAGATAAAGACACACAATTACTATCATATCAAATACTTATAGATAAGTTTAACGAAAAATACGGTGACTTATCAGCAAAACAAAAAAATGTATTACGTGAATACATTAACAATGTTTCTAATACAAGTAACTTAAAAGAACTTATATCAACTGAAGTACCTCATATCAAACGTACACTTAGAAATAAGATACGCTCAATGAAAGATCCAGTTATGCGAATTAAGCTTAAAGAAGTAGCTAAACAAGCAACTGCTCTAGGTAAGCGTAATGTTATAAAAGATCAAGAAGTTTTATCTTTAATGAGATTTTACGAGTTAATTAAAGAACTTAAAAACATAAAGTAATATTATGAAATTTAACATTAAAAACTGGCAAGACAAACACTTAATCAAGGAATCTAGACTTAAAGAAATAGATTTCAAAGACAAAGCTGCGTTTGACAAATATCAAGCTATACATAAAATGCGTCCAACCACTAAGGTAAATGTTGCTGGTAAAGATACAACAGCAGGTGTACAGATGATGAAACATGATAAAGATTCAGATGAATATAAAGCTGCACATAAAGTTGCAAGTAAAGAAGTAGGTAAAAAAGCAGAGCCTAATTCAACAGATAAAAGAACAGCATTCATAAAGAAAAATCGTGATGCTGTTGTTAGTCACGTAGAAGAGTTATTGGATGATATGGGTACATCAGAAGTTGCAATGGAGTATCTTGGTTGGAGCGAAGAGGAAGCTGAAGATGCTGACGGTACAGTAAGATGGGATGCAGCCAATGCTATTGCAGATGATGCTGAACTAGCAGCTGAGTTCTTAGATGATGATGATATGAATGATATAGAGTCAGCTGACGATGACAGTAAAAAAGAATCAATAACATCACGATCTACAAGAATTCAAGAATCAAAAATATATAACACTATTCAAGAACTTAGAGGTTTAGAGAAGCGTAATTAATGGAATCATTCATTAAAAAAATGTTAAGCGAGTTAGATAAATCTCAAGAAGAGTTAGAAGAGATGAATGTAACAGGTGATATGGATGGTGGGGAAGGACCTACAAAGACACCAATGGCATTCGGTAAAGGTCGTAACATGGATAAAAAGAAAACCAATGATGTTGCTACTAATAGTACTGGATTCTCTATAGTAAAAGAAAAACCAAAAAAAATATTTAAAGGAAACATGGGCGAATCAGTATATAAGCAAGTAATGAGTGAGATAAGTTATCGCGATTACAAAAAAGATGAATCTATGTCAGCAAAGCAAAAGGTTAATAACTCAATAAAAGAGGTTAATCGAAAGCTGTATGAAATAGAAAGAATCATTCATCAGAATAATAAGTTAAAAACAGAGATGGGTGTAACTAGTGAAAACTACTGGAAGTCAACAAGAGCTAAATTTGGTAAAATTAGTGAACGTATGACACGGGTAGGTCACGCAATGAGAAATTTGGGATCATAATGGAAAGAAAAGTATTAGTAGATTATATACCATTCCTGGTAACACCGCAGCAGATAAATGAATCAATAGCTAATAATGATGGTCGAGTAATAGTGGAAGGTGTATTACAGCGATCAGGTGCAAAAAACCAAAACGGTAGAATATATCCAAAAGATATTTTAGCACGTGAAGTAGCTAACTATAAAAAAACACAAATAGCAGAAAAACGAGCTTTAGGAGAGTTAGATCACCCTGAATCGTCAGTAGTAAATTTAAACAATGTATCACATAACATAGTTGATTGTTGGTGGAGTGGTGATGATGTTATAGGTAAGGTAGAAATCTTAGGTACACCATCAGGTAATATTTTAAAGGAACTATTAAAAGCAGGTATATTATTAGGTATTAGCTCTAGAGGTTTAGGGTCAGTTAGAGAGTTAGACGAAGGAACGGTAGCAGTAGAAGATGATTTTGAACTTATATGTTGGGATTTTGTTAGTAACCCATCCACGCATGGTGCATTTATGAAACCTATTCAAAGTGAAGGTATACTTTCAGAAAGTGTGATAAAAACAAATCAGAGTTATAATAAAGTAAATACAATTATTAGGGACATTCTTTGTGAAATGAAAGGTTGTTGTCCAGCAGACTAGGGAATACTATGATTAGAATGAAACGCATATTAAGCGAAACAAAGCAAGAAGAAAATTACAAAAAATTAAACGGTAAACAACGACAACTTGTTGTAGATGCAGTTAACAAATTTAATAATTTTCAACAACATGTATACAGACAAAAGGATGTTAAAGAAGTCGTTGAGGCAATAAAGATTATTAGTGATTTTGCTGGAAGGTTAGCATTAGATGAAACTGAGGATTGGTTTGATGGTGTAACTGTTAAGAAGGATGTAAAAGAAATTAAAGATAGTGTTAAAATCTTCGAAAAAACTGCAAAAGAAGTTAGTACATTACAGCACCGTTTAGAAGCAATGTATGAGAACATAGGTGGTAAGTTAAGCCGTTATTATGAAATAGCAGATGTTGATAATACAGCTCCTATTGCTCCTAAAAATGCTGACCTTAAGGAAAACCCAGTTTTCTATACAGATAAAAAAGGTAAAAAGCGTAGATTTGACGACGGTAAATAAAAAAAACAACCATTCAGTTGGTAACTTAACTTATTTTTCGTATATTTAATATAAATTAAGTAATAACTAAAACAAACTAATGGCTTACAACAGACAACAAAAACATCGTAATCAATCTGATACGAATTCTAGGAATCACGATTCTAAGAAACCACATTTCAAAAAAAGAAAAAAATTAACCCGCGAAGATTTCCAAGTACCTGGGTGTGCTAGAGCAGTACGAGTTCCTGATGGAGATATAGGACAAGCACTAAAGCGCTTCAAGAAAATGATGAAGATGACGGGAATAATTGATGAATTTAAAGATAGGAGGAGGTATGAAAAACCTTCAAAAGCTAAGTATGAAGCTCGTAAGAGAGTTGCAGCTATAACCAGTATGAATGATATACGTAATATAAAGCGTGAGAGTAAGGAGGTTTGGGTTGCAATAATAGACGGTAAAGCACAGTAACATTAAACATATATAATAAATTAAGAGAAACCCTAGTGGTTTCTTTTTTTTTGGCATATTTATTAAAAGATAAGAATACACTACGCTTAAACATAAGCATTCTATATGTGGTGTGAAAATACAAAATTAATTATTATTAAGAATCCTAATATTCTTATTTCCACAAACAAATTTAAGGAGAATAGACAATGAATGATCTATTAAAAGAAGCAATCGCTGATGCTAAAGCTGTTAGAACAACCGCTCTTGCAAACGCAAAACTTGCTCTTGAAGAAGCTTTTACACCGAAACTTCAATCCATGATTTCTGCAAAAATCCGCGAGGAAGCAGAATATGATGAATTAGAAGAAGACGAAATGGAAGACGAATTAGCAATAGAAGGTGACTACGAAGATGGTGGTGTTGCTGATGAGCCGTTCGCAGTAGAAGAAGACGAAGAGGAAGAATTTTCAATAGAGGAAGACGAAGAGGGTGAATTTTCAATCGACGAAGATGGTGAAGAAGAATTACCAATCGACGAAGATGAAGAAGAAATACTTGACGCACCAGTTGAAGAAGAAGACGATTTAGAACTTGAAGCTATTATTAAAGAGCTTGAAGACGAAATTGACGCAGATGTAGTTGAAGAAGAATTTGATAACGAAATATCAGCTGAAGAAGATGGAGCAGCGGTACGTGAATCAAATGATACATCATCAGCAATCGGAGGTTCCGACAACAAACAACCTGCACCAGCAGCTAGCGCGGACAGCACAGATGATCCAGAAGGAACAGGTGCTAAAGTAGTAGCAGAGTCAGAAGACGGAATGGAAGGTGAATCTGAAACTTTAGATACTTTAACTGAAGAAGACGAAGACGAAATCGATTTAGAGGAAGTCATCAGATCTTTAAGAGAAGAAGATGAAGAAGAATTAGAAGAATCTGAAGACGGAATGGAAGGTGAATCAGAAGTGATCAACAACCTAACTGAAAAACTTCAAGAATCCTACTCAGTAGTGAAATTCTTAAGAAGTAAAATCAATGAAGTTAACTTACTAAATGCAAAATTGTTATTTACTAACAAATTATTTAGAAATGGTAACTTGAATGAAAGTCAAAAAATGAAAGTAATTGAAACTTTTGACCGAGCAAAATCAACTAGAGAAGTTAAATTAGTTTACACTACTTTAGCAGAATCTACAATGGCTACAAGAACAACTGTAAAAAGGAAAGCAATCAAAGAAGGATTTGCATCTAAAGCAGGTGGATCAACTAAACCAAGAAGAGCAGTACTTTCAGAAGGCGCTGCAATGGCTTCAAGGTTCAAGAAGTTAGCCGGATTAACAAAATAATAATAATAATATCGAGGAGATAAACAATGGCAAGACAAACAACTGTTGGAAACATCTTAGCTAATACTAGTAACAATCACAAAGCACAATTATCTGAAACAAAAGGAATTGTAAGCAAGTGGAACAGAACTGGTTTATTAGAAGGACTTTCTAACGAATACGAAAAGCATGGTATGGCAATATTGCTAGAAAACCAAGCTAAACAATTAATCGACGAAACATCAAGAACAGGTACTGCATCTAACTCGGAAGAGTGGTCAGGTGTAGCTTTACCATTAGTTCGAAGAGTGTTCGCTGAGATCGCTGCAAAGGAATTTGTATCGGTTCAACCAATGAATTTACCATCAGGTCTAATATTTTATTTAGATTATAAATATGGAACTGATAACGGTACTGGATTTACTACTAACTCTGGCAAAGCTTCACAAAAAGACTCAGTTTTTGGTGAAACAGAAGCTGCAGGTGACCCTTCAGAAGGTCTTTATGGTGCAGGTAGATATGGATACTCTGTAAATTTTGCATCTTCATCAGCAACGATCACTGCAACATCAGGATCATTAACAGGTGACATGTACAACTTTAACACTGTATTTTCTCAATCTTACGCTGGTCAGTTTAATGGTGGTGCTGCTTCAAACAACGTACATTTTGTACAAGTAGCTTTAGCAGAAGTAACATCTTCTACATCAGGAGCTTACGACGTAGATACAGTAAAATCTTGGGAATTATCTCATCCAACAGCAACAGCAACTGTTGCTAAGAGTTTCAAAGAATTTACTCAATTAGTTAATTCATCAGGAACTGAAGTAGCTCCTGCAGCAGCAACTCACGTAAGATTTGTAGTATCTGGATCTGGTGCAAGTACTGCTAATAGAAAGCTTTACAAAGTAGATTTCCAAGCAGCTCCATCTGACATCGCAAGAGGTGATTTTGAAGACGGCGCACAAGGAAGACCACAAGCAACTGATAATTTAACAATTCCAGAAATTAACTTGGAAATGAAATCAATTGCAATTGTAGCTAAGACTAGAAAGCTTAAGGCTGTTTGGACTCCAGAGTTCGCGCAAGATCTTAATGCTTACCATTCTATTGATGCTGAAGCTGAATTAACTTCTATGTTATCTGAATACATCTCTCAAGAGATTGACTTAGAAATCTTAGACATGTTAATGAACAATGCATTAGTTGAAGAAAATTGGTCAGTTACTACTGGTGAAAAATATGACGGTAATAACAATTGGGCAGTAGCAAACACTGGTGAAGCTTATAACCAAGGTACTTGGTTCCAAACTTTAGGTACGAAAATACAAAAAGTTTCGAACAAAATTCATGCAAAAACTATGCGTGGTGGTGCTAACTGGTTAGTATGTTCTCCAGATGTTGCAACAATCTTAGAATCAATTCCAGGATATGCAGCTGATACTGATGGAAATCAATCATCATTTGCAATGGGTGTTCAGAAAGTAGGACAATTAGCAAACAGATTTACTGTTTACAAAAATCCTTACATTCAGTCTAACACAATCTTGATGGGCTTTAGAGGTACACAATTTTTAGAAACAGGTGCAGTTTATGCTCCTTACGTTCCATTGATTATGACTCCTTTAGTTTATGATCCTACAAACTTCACTCCACGTAAAGGTGTTATGACACGTTACGCGAAGAAAATTGTAAGACCAGAATTCTATGGTAAGATCAACGTAAAAGGATTACATACTCTGTAATTATCTTTATTGATTTAATATTAAAAAGGCCTCATTTATTTGAGGCCTTTTTTTTTGTTTACATTGCAAAACTTACTACTTATATTAAAGTTTTAAACTTAAGTTTTAAGAGATATTACATGTATAAAGATAAGCCGAAAAACAACAAAAAAGGTTACCGCTTCAAACTATCATTAACTCAAGAGCAAAAATTAGCTAAAGCAAACATCCTACAAAATGATGTATCTGTGATTATAGGAAAAGCTGGTAGTGGTAAAACATTACTCGCATGTCAAATTGCTTTGCAAGCATTACTTGAAAAGCAAGTTAATAGGATAGTAATTACAAGACCGACAATATCTAAAGAAGATATAGGTCATCTACCAGGTAATATTAAAGAAAAAATGGATCCATGGGTAGCACCTATCTATGGTAATATGTACCAGTTATTGAGAAAGGAACGTATAGATGAGATGGTAGCTAGAGAGCAGATAGAAATTGTCCCTGTAAGTTATATGAGAGGTAGAACATTTACAAATTCTGTTGTATTGGTAGATGAGTGTCAAAATCTAGATAATGCGCAGACATTAATGATATTACAACGTATTGGTCGCGATTCTAAAATGTTCTTTTGTGGTGATGTAGGGCAGGTGGATTTAAAAAGGCAGAGGGATAGTGGATTAGCATTTTTATCCTCTATTAAACGCGTTAAAGGTATTCATACAGTTGAGTTATTAGAAAATTATAGACATCCAATCCTTAAAGATTTATTAGAAGTATACGAAAACTTCCCGTCTTCTTAAGCTTTTACATATTTATATATGATAAACTATAATCACAAGTAAGGGAAATATATGGCACGATTAGATATTCAAATTTGGCCCGGGAGCGGGAGCATAAGTACAGTTAGTGGAAGCACACCTTTCGGGTTATACGATACAGACGCAGTGTATGTATCTGAAAGCTTAAAGGTAGCTGATTTCTGTGCTAAAAAGTTAGGATATCCTATCACTGATATTGAAATGCAGGACATTCAATTTTATGCATGCTTTGAAGAATCAGTAACGGAGTACGGTGCACAAGTAAATCAATTTAGGATACGTGAAACTATGCTAGATGTAAAAGGATACTCTACAGCAAGCTCTTTTACTGGTAGAGAGATAACGCCAACACTTGGACCGCAATTATCCATAGCTGAAAATTATGGAACAGAAGCAGGTTCAGGAGGTAATGTAGCATATAAATCAGGGTCAGTAACATTAGTTGCAGATCAACAAGAGTATGATCTCCAGACACTCTGGGCAGCTGATAATGAGAGTAGTAAGCGTATTGTAGTAACGAGGGTATTCTTCGAAGCAACACCAGCTATTACAAGGTTTTTCGATCCGTATGTAGGAACCGGAGCTGGTTCGCAGCAAATGTTAGATGGATTTGGTTGGGGTGGAATGTCACCTGGTATGAACTTCTTAATGATGCCTGTATTTGCAGATATATTAAGAATGCAAGCAATTGAATTTAATGATCAAATTAGGAAATCAGCATACAGTTTCCAATTACGTAATAATGAATTAAAACTATTCCCACGCCCAAATAATAGTGGTGGTAAGGTATGGTTTGAATACTATGTAGAAGCAGAGAGGGATAATCCATTACGGACGAGTGATTATGGTAGTGATGGGTCAGGAGTTATTAGTGACTACAGTAATGTTCCATTAACTAACTTAACATATAAAGAGATTAATAGTGTTGGTAAGCAATGGATATGGAAGTATGCAGCTGCACTCTCCAAAGAGTTGTTAGGCGCTATACGTAGTAAGTATAGCTCTATACCGATACCTAATTCAGAAGTTAGTTTAGATGGGTCATCTTTGAAATCAGAAGCAGCTTCAGAGAAAGAATACCTACTTACTCAGCTAAGAGAAACTTTAGAAGCAACAGGTAGACATAAGCAGTTAGAAATGAAAAGGGAGGAATCAGAAAATCTTCAACAAACACTTAACCGGGTACCATTAAAAATTTATATAGGATAATTATGCCATTATTTGCAGGAGCTAGAGACATAAGTTTATTTGAAAAATTAAATGAAGAGTTGATTAACAGTGTTATTCAAAGCGAGGTATATTTTTATAAACTTATACTTGATGAAACAGGTGATAATGTGTATGGAGAGGGTACAGATAAGCGATACTATGCAGGAGTTAAACTACCTACATTAGTAGATAGGAGTAATCAAAATTATGTTGAAGAAGCTTATGGAGTAGATTTGCAACAAATAGCGACGTTTTCATTCCTTCGGAAAGAATTCACTGCATTATCTCTCATACCAGAAGTAGGTGATATTATAGAATGGGACAAGGCATATTTTGAGATTGATTCAATGGTTGATAATCAAATATGGGGAGGTAAGGATCCTGATTACTCTCTTGCAGGTAATATGCACGGGACATCTCACTCCATTATATGTACATCACATATGACGAGAATGAGTAGACTTAATATAGAAGATGTAAGGTATGGAACTGATACTCAAGACTATAACTTTCCTAAGGGAATATAAGTATGAGTAGACAGACACCAATAGCAACATTAAATAGATTCCATCCAGCTGCATTCAATCCGTTAGAAAACGCAGAACCTACATCTAATGCATTTAAAAAGGCTCCTGATACTAGGACCCGTTTAGTGAAGAGAGAGTCGCAGATCAGGAGAGACACTGATACTGTAAAAGGTTTGAGCATAACCCTTTATGATGTAGATTTTGCAATAAAACGGTATATTGAGCAAGTTATTAAACCAGTTATAATAGAGAATGGTCGCACCGTACCTGTACCTGTTCAATACGGTTCTCCTGAGAAATGGACTTCAATGCAAAAGTTAGCTGCTTTACGGGATGGAAAATCAAAAAGTAATTTCCCATTAATAGTATACAGTAGAACAAACGTTGCAAAAAATAGTGAGTTAGATAAACTAAATGTATTTGGTGGTCAAGAGCGTCAGATGATGGATCATTTTATCAATAGATATACTCAACTTAACAAATACGATAAGTTCTCTACATTACAGAACCAACAACCTATACGTGAACGGTATTCAATGGTAGTACCAACATTTGTAGACATCAGTTACAGCATTCAGATATTCTGTGACTATGTTGATCAAATAAATGGTATAAGTGAAGCATTCTGGGATCATCAAGGTAAAGCATGGGGAATGGAGTATAAATTTATGTCAAGTTACGGATCATCAGATCTTAACACATCAGTCCCATCTGATGGAGATAGGTTAGTAACGAGTACTATAGATTTGAACGTAAAAGCAGGGTTAATATCTAAAGATGTCGATATGCAACCATCAACAGGTAGAAACATTACATCATATAATATAAAATTTGGAACAAGGACAGTGAGTGATATATAATAATATAATATACGTGATTTTCTATAATATACATATTTATATAGGATAGATACTACTAGGGAATACTATGGCGCAACCAGGCGATTTAAGCAGTAAAAAAGTAAAAAATACATACACCGGTATTGTACAACATGATGGAGGAACATCACGGTTGTATGATGGTACAGGTTCAAGGGTTGAGAGCATTGATGTTACTAGAATTACAGCTAGTAAAGCATCAATCACTAATATTACAGATCTAGCACATCTAACAGCCTCTAAAGTGCAAGTTGATACACATCTATCCGTTTCTGGATCAACCGTTTTAGGAGATAATTGCGGTACAGATACTGTTAAAGTGGTTGGAAATACCTGGATAACAGGTTCAGTTACTGTAAGTGGTTCTTGTCAAGGTTCATTTAGGAGTATAGGTCAAGCTAAATTTATTTATTTAGATAATCCTGTTATAGAAGATCAAAAACCAGCAAAAGTAACACGTGGTATGGTGCGTGGTCAATATAATGTACCTCGATTTGGAGGGCAAAATGCAGCATTAGATGTATACGGGAATATGGTAATTTCTGGATCACTGATAGTGCAAGATACAGTATTCGCTCAAGAATTTCATTCAGAGCATGTATCTTCATCAATAATATACACAAGTGGTTCAACTAAATTTGGTAACGACTTTAGTGATACAATGACAGTAACAGGTAGTATATTTCAGTCAGGATCAGATGTGTATTTCTTAAACGGAGTTGGTATAGGTACAACGGGTAGTAATAAAGCGGGAGCATTTACTGAAGCTGGTCAAGATAATCCAGTTCAATTTACACACTTATTACGAATGGATGATCCAGGTCATGATGGTTTACAACATAAAAGTAGTAAGCTAATATATGGTACATTTGGCTCCCCTAATATAGCTCATGTATCAGCAAGTGATGTAGTTAGGTTCCGTGATAAAGAGCAAGGTGATGATGTATTTGTTATATCATCAATATCACAATCAGTATTCTTCTCTACCAATGATAAGTATAATGTAGGTATAGGAGTACCATCTGGATCGAATTCAAAAGTAGATGAAAATCTAGTAGTAAGTTCATCAACAAATGCAAGAGTAAAAATAGAATCTGCAACCTCTACAACTTCTGCATCACTGTATTTAGAATCTGGACAAGGTGTTTGGGAAATAGCTGCAGCCTCTAGCTCGACAGGAGCTAATAATCAACTAAGTGAATCATTAGTATTTAGAACTAGAAATTCTAGAGATATAAAAAATACATTCGGTGCAAACAGTACATTTACAGAAGCACTGAGATTAAATAATAGAGGTCGTGCTGGATTCAATATCCCCAGTGCTAATCTATACGATTATCCACAGCAAGTACAGATAAGTGGATCGTTAAATATAGTTCAAGGTAGAACCATAGATATAAATGCTGGAACATTCCATGATTCAGATGGAATAAACGGTATACATTTCAACAATCAAAAAATGATACATGTCTCCGGCTCAGGACAATCTACAAGTTACTTCTTCGGATATCAAGCTGGAAACAACGGAATCTCCACATCAGCTATTTCAAACATAGGTATAGGGTATCAAGTATTAGCTGATATTGAAACAGCTGATTATACAATAGCAATTGGAGCACTAGCTGGAGCAGCAATCACTACAGGTGGGTACAATCTCTTCATAGGAACACAAGCTGGAACGTTACAAGAAACAGGAGCGCGGAATATTGCAATTGGTGGAAGCGCCTTATACACTGCAATCGCATCACATGATAATATCGCAATAGGTACATCAGCAATGAAATTAGGTACACATACAGGTCAACGAAATATTGCGTTAGGTTATGAAGTAATAAAGACTGGTACTGTCACAGGAAATGACAATATTGCACTTGGTACTTTAGCTCTAGAAGATTTAACAACAGGAGTTAATAATGTAGCAATCGGTACAAATGCAGGATTAAATTTAACAATAGCACAAAATACAATCGCAATAGGTCAAGCTGCAATAGGCGGTGGAACAACTACAGGGAATCAAAATATAGGTATAGGGCATCAAGCAGGGTTATCCTTAAGTTCAGGTACACAAAATATTTATTTAGGATCAGGAACAGGTAAAGGCTCAACTACTCAAGAATATAATATAGCGATCGGTTCTGAAGCATTTATGGGATCACAAGCTGATGCTGATGAAAATATTGCTATCGGAAAACGAGCAATAGCAACCGGGTTAGTTACAGGAATACGTAATATCGGAATCGGTTCATCAGCATTAGATGCGTTAACAGGTGGAGCTAATAATATTGCAATCGGTTATCTAGCTGCTGACGGAGTAACAGTGGGTAATAAAAATATTGCAATAGGTGAGCAAGCATTGTCTTCAGGAACAGTAACAGGTGATGCAAACATAGCATTAGGGGTATTAGCATTAAACTCTGCACAAGATTCTAACTACAATATAGGTATAGGTTACCGCGCTCTACGAGATGCTATTGACGGTGCAGGGAATATAGCGATCGGGTATCAAGCTGGATTTGATGGCGATTTATCAGGTAATGATAATATATTAATAGGAACAAATGCAGCTGCCAACGCTACAACACTTAAACAAAATGTAATTATTGGACATCATGCAGCACAGGAAGCAACTGGGTTAGCTGTACGAAATGTTATACTAGGTGTATCATCATCTGCTAAGATAACAACAGGTAAAGATAATATTATAGTTGGTTCAGATGCAGGTAACGTAGTAACAACAAATACAAACAATATTTTAATAGGATCAGGATCAACAGCTGCAGCAGCATTATCTAATGCATACGCAATAGGAACACAAGCATCTGTCACTCAAGCTGATTCAATGGTATTAGGTGGTCAAACAGGTACAAGATTTAAAGTAGGAATAGGTGGTGTAACTGCCCCTAATGCTATACTTGAAGTATCAGGTACATTAAACGTTACTGGATCAGCTCAATTCTCAGGTTCAGCTACTAATGGCTTAGGGCACGAAGGGCATACATTAAAAACTATCGGTACCACAGTAATGTCTGGTACATTAAATAGTGAGCATTTTAGAGAGATGCGAGCTTTAGAAGTATCTGGTACAACTAATTTCCGCGGAAATATGTATATAACAGGTAACCTGTTTGTATCAGATATAATTGTTGCACAGGAATTTCATACAGAATTCGTTTCTGCATCTATTGCATTCTCATCAGGTTCTAATAACATGGGTAACTCTAATGATGACATGCAGATGATGACCGGTTCATTCCGAATAACAGGATCTGGATTTCACTACTTTATGGGAAGACAAAACGCTTCAGGTGTATCAGATGGTGTAAATAATGCTAAAGTGGGTATTAACACAATGATACCTGACTATGCACTTGATGTAGTTGGTGATATGGGTGTCAGTCACTATATACATCATAATGATAATCCAAATACAAATCTTGAATTTTTAACTGATAAAATTAATCTACATGCCGGAAACGAATTACTGTTAACACTTGATGGAACATCCGGTACTGGTGATATTGTAACAGTAGGTGACGGAGGTGATGTAGATTTCCAAGTAAAAACAACTAATGATGATAATGCAATATATGTATTAGGCAGTAATGATATGGTAGGTATAGGGATGAATAATCCTACCAAGAAATTGCATGTAACAGGTGATGGGCACTTTACAACTGATTTAACTGTAGATGGTAATACTACAGTAGGTGGTGATACTGTATTAGGTAATGCAATAACAGATACACATACATTTGAAGGACATATAACAGCATCACATAATATAAGTGCAAGTCTAATAACAGGTACTCATGTACTCGGAGGTGTAACACAATTCGGTGGAAATACAGTAACTATTAATGGACCAGCAGGTCATGTAACTGCATCTGGTAATATAAGTGCAAGTGGGTACATATCTTCAAGTCATTTTGCTGGAACAAGCGCAAGCTTCAATAATTTAATAGTAACAGGATCAGGGCTAGGAAATGGTACTGGTTCATTTGGGTATGTATATGCACACACTGTAGAAATCCATAATCATGAAATAGTAGGAGGGCAAGGATTATCAGTAATAGGAGCTTCAACTACATTAGGTATAGCTGGTCAAAACGATCAACCAGTTACAGTTTATGGAAACATAACAGGTTCAAATTTATGGATGAGTGGTTCGAGTGGAGCTGATGGGGGAGGTCACATTTCAGCATCTAGTATGACGCTTACAAATCATTTAACAATTCTAGGCGACATATCAGGTAGTTTCATAAGTGCGAGTAAAGGATTTTGGACTGCTGGTGAATATAGTGGAAGCTCTTTACATGTAGAGAATGGAATAAGCGGAAGTTATATAAGTGCAAGTAAAGAAATATATACAGCAGGTCATATAACCGCTTCAGGTAATATAAGCTCAAGTGGATATATCATAGCAAACAGAGCTATTATATCTGGTCATGTAACTGCTTCAGGTAATATAAGTTCAAGTGGATACATCATAGCACAACATATAACAGCATCAGGTAATATAAGTGCAAGTAACATCTACTCAACATTTGGTATATCAGGAAGCTTCATCAGTGCAAGTAAAGAAATATACACATCAGGTCATATTTCTGCCTCAGGTAATATAACTGCAAGTGGAAATATAGGAACACAAGGAAATCTATATGTAAAAAGTGACTTGACTGTAGGGGTCAATATTAATTTAGGTGATGGTAGTAGTATTGGAGATGTAGATGAAGATGATGTTATTACATTCGATCAAACAAATAGACAAATTAGAGTAGGTATAGATAATAGTAATGTATTATCTGTCGGTCAATCGTATACAGGTATAGGTACTAATTCAGCTACCCTCAACCCTACAGAAGCATTACAAGTATACGGAACAGTATCAGCTTCCGGTGATTTACATTTAGGGCATGGTGTAGATGGTACAGGAGATATAAGTATATCAGGATCAATTGCATCCCGAAACTACAGATCATTCTATATAGCAGCAGCTGGTATGACACCATCAATAACTAACGGTGCATCTACATCTACAGAAGAGCGCCCTGGAAACGCATCTGGAGATCAAACATATCCAACAGTGGATTATCTTGCATTTGATGGTGCAACAAATGAAGCAGCTAACTTCCAAATTACAATGCCAGGAGAGTGGGACTTAGGTACAATAAAAGCTAAATTCTACTTCATGACAAATACAGCTACAACTAATACAGTAAAATTCAACATATCAGCAGCAGCTACTAGTACTAATGAAGTATTGAATAGTGTATTTAGTAACATATACCAAGTAAATACTACCCCAGCATCAGCAGATGATGAGTTCTTAATAATTTCAGGACCAACATCAGCAATCACAGTGCAGAATACACCTACAGCATTTGATCTAATCAATTTCCAAATTGCAAGAAATACTACTGACACATATACAGGTGACGCACACCTATTAGGAATATCAATTCAATATCGTGAACATGTAGTAGCAGAAGCATCTTGGTAATAAGAGGTAATTATGGCTTATAGATCATTCACCGCATTAGCAACCAGAAAATCACCTGCATTTCGTGGTAAATCACTACGACTTGATGGTGTTTCTGATTTTATTGATCTCCAAGGCTATGAAGCACTTGCATTTCGTATCGCATTAAGGAACTCTTCTAAAACTACATCATCAACAACTCAAGCTCCATGCTCATGGGACTTCTGGGTCAGATTTGATAGTACCACTAAAAGCGAAATAATCGCACATCATAATACCTCTGGTAATGATATGGAGTATTTCATTATGAAGATGTATTCAGCTAAAGGAACAGATAACACATCACTATCCGATTCAGGATATTATAACGGACCATTTTGTGGATTAATAAGCGATAGTACCGGTTACTTAAGGATAGCTTCTGGTTGGGGACTGCGAGGAGTTAAAGCTGTTAGTAATAGACTAATTAGGTATGGGCATACTCCTATAGAATCTGATACATGGTACCACGTTGTAGCAACTTACGATGGAAACGACACTGCAGACAAAGGAATCGGTATATATATTAATGGTGTCTCACAAACACTATCAACTTTTTACCCTGTAGGCACATCAACAGGTGAACAAACAGGTACTGCTACTCTTGCAAGAGTTTACTATTACCCGTATGCTCCAACTACTGATACATTCCCAGGAGGGTACTCTACAGGTGATGTAAATAATTACACTGGACTCTATGAACTAGGTGCACCTGTAGCTTTAGGACGGAATCAAGATAGTTACCTTGCTATGGATATACATCGAAGCGCCTTCTGGTCTAACACGTTATTAGATGTAGATGATGCAGTAGGGTTATATAATAATGGTACACCATGGACTAACTATCATACTAATCAAGGATCAGGTACAGGTCAATATGATAAAGGTGAAGACGTACACGCTACTCAAACTATTAAGTTTACTAATGATTTTCAAAATGGTACAATAAGTTTTACTGATTTACAAGGTATAACTAAGGTATACATATTTGCTTTAACTAGCTACGCATCAGGTTATGCAAACGGTGCAGTTCGAAGTGATGGTAAGATTCAGGTTTTATATGATAGTGGTGGTAACACCTTTTCAGCTACAATAACACATACAAACCTTTCAGCAGCAATCAACGCTAATCAATCAGGTATAGTAGCTACAAACGCTAGTAGTAACACTCATGTAATTCTAACACAAGCAGCTGGTGGAGCTCACGGTAATACTAGGATCGTGTATAATTCTACTACATTCGCAGGCTATGTAAATGACGGATCAGGAGCTGCAGCTCCTTTAGTATTTGTTGGAGGTATAGATAGATTACACGGGGTTTGGAGATTTCAAGGACCTAATGTAGCTGGTAATCTAGACAGTACATTACAGAGTACCTCTAATAGACTATCTGAATTTAATGAAGATGTCACTAACGGAGATCGTAAACAAGGGTACTACCGCTCAGGATCAAACGCATATCCAGTTGATGGTGTAACACCTGCAAATTACACAGCATGGCACCACTCTACTCACTATGTGCCAGCTATAACTAAACCAGCTTTAAACAACGGTGGTCTCTGGATAGGTGAATCAGCTAAACCATTTCCATATGCAATCGGTGATACTAATCAAGGTGGTATCATATTCTATTTAGACGGTAATGGAGGAGGTTTAGCAGCAGCTGCATCAGATCAATCAACTGGAGCAGAATGGGGTTGTGTAGGAACCTCTGTCGGATCAACAAATATAGGTGGTATGAATATAGGGGATGGTCAACAGAACACATTAGATATACTAGCAGCTTGTTCCACCTCAGGTATAGCCGCAAAATTATGTGCAGATTTAACGCTAAATGGTTATAGTGATTGGTTTTTACCTTCCTTCTTAGAGTTAAATGAGATGAGTGCTAAAATCGGTTCAGTGTCATCACTAGGGAATGTTGGGAATTTTGCTGACGCTACTACTGAATATTACTGGTCCTCTACACAATACTATGCGAACGGATATTCAATTACGTTTGACCACATTGGAGGTACTACACAGGCTAAAGACACATCACTCTACGTACGCGCCATCAGAGCTTTTTAATCTATACCATAACTAACAGAATATGAAAATAACACAATACATAATCCTCACCTTAACCGACTACACATCTGATCAACTATCAGATATTGATAAACTATGTGAAACATTTTTATCACATGCTAAGTACAATAAAGATAACACTAAAGTTGTAATGAAGGTAATGTCTAATAGTCAAGGTATTTATAATGCTTTAATCTCATCACTAACTATGTATAATTCAGGGGAAATAAAGTTAATTATGAAGTCAAGTGATTGGATAAAAGTTTCCGATCCAGATTATGTAGATGAGATCCTCCCAATACCTCCTGAAGACTAGTATACGTATCTACCACGCTGTAAATTGAGTGTTTGAGTATGTAGAACGATATTTATTTAAGACTACATCAATAAGTAGCAAGTATAAATCACATTAAAAAGGAGTTAGTTATGGAAGAATCAATCAAGTTCACAGAAGAAGAAATGATCAAGATTAAAGAGGTACAGACGGAATATCAGCAAAAAACAGCAGTGTTTGGTCAATTAAGCTTTCAAAAATTTCAATTAGAAAGACAATTAGAGACAGCAACCAGCGCTGAGGTATCATTAAAAAAAGAAATTATAGATTTAGAGCAGCAAGAACGAGCACTAGTCAAAGAATTAAACGAAAAGTATGGTGCTGGCACATTAGATCCACAAACCGGGGAATTTAAACCAGCCCAATCATAAATTAAAAGTAGGAGTCGCTTATTATGGCAGAAAAAATCGTCAGTCCAGGTGTATTTACAAAAGAAAGAGATCTATCTTTCTTACCAGCAGCTATCGGAGCAATCGGAGCTGCAATGATCGGACCAACAGTAAAAGGTCCGGCATTTGAACCAACTATCATAGAATCTTTTAAAGAATTTGAAGCTGTTTTCGGCCCAAAATCTAAAGAAACATATTTACCGTATACAGTAGAGCAGTATTTAAAAAGTGCTGGTCGAGTTACTATTGTAAGAGTATTAGGCTTAGAAGGTTATACGCTTACTAATGGTTTATCTGTTGTAACTGCAAATGTAGGTGCAATTGGTAGTAAGGTATCTAAAACAGTAGCAGCATTCCATCCATCACAGGTAGATGATTCTGCTAAATTTACAGTTGGATCAGGTTCAAAATCAGATGTATCAGGATCAGGATTTGTATTCTTCCTATCAGCGTCTAATGCAGATTATGATAATGATAAAAATCTTTCTGTCGGTATTACCGGTCACGCAATAGATTCAGCAGTTGGTAAAGGTGTAGAGCATATTGGTGGTTCTAAAGTAGGTGAAACTGCCTACTCTATGTCACTAGACCCTGCATCAGCATTCTATGTAACTAAGGTATTTGGTAAAACACCGAAAGATAGAAACAAGCCAGTTTATACTTATGTATTCTTTGGTAATGAATCATCTAGATCTAATGCAGCTAATTCTACAGTTGCATCAGAAGCGAAAACTACAAGTGTAACTGCAAGAGGTCGTAAGACTTTAACATTGCAAACTGCATATTCAACTAATAAAAATGAATACGAAGCAAGAACACCATTTATAACATCACAGAAAATTGGTGGTAAAACAACTGACTTATTTAAAATTCACAGAAGATCTCATGGATCAGCTACTAACTTTGAGTTTAAAATAGCTATTGATAATATCAGAGCAGCAGGAACGGTAGCAGGTAGTGATTACGGTTCATTCTCAATGAGATTAAGACGAGTTGATGTAAGTGGTACAATCCATAGTCAGTTATCACCATTTTCAACTAACGGTGATAAAGACAGAAGACCAGAAGTAATCG